TACGCAAAAACGCGGTGCCAAACACCGACTGAACCGAGGTATCGGCATCACTGCTGGAAAGTCCCGAGGTGTCAAAGCCGGATAATTGCAGGACGGGTTGTTTGTTCTTGTCGAATATCCCACCAATGAGGCCGCCGAGGATGCTGCCGATAACGGTTCCAATGACTCCGCCCGCAGCCAGCCCGATGGCTGAACCAAGTGCCGAACCCGTAGCAGCGCCCTTGCCACCACCACCCAAAGATGTGCCGATAATGGAACCAACAATGCCCGCAATGCCGCTGGCAAATTGCATACTGTCAAAAGTTCCATCACCTTTGACCAGGTTCTTCAGTTGGTCGGTAATTTTCGAGGACAGCACTTCAGCCGACATGCCCGCCAGCATCTTAGCGAATCCGCCCAGCACTTGTTTGAAGCTGGTATCCGCGCCGCTTACCATGTCGCCAAACAAATCGCCCAGCGCATAACTCAGCGCGTCAATGGCGTTCATCAGGAAGGTGCCCATCAATGTGGCAGTTTCTTCTGCCGCGTTGCCCATTTCCAGCATCCCTGCGGTGGCTTTGCCCACACCATCGGACAGCCGGTTAATCGTGTCCTGATATTCCTTTGCGGTCAAATCACCCGCAGCCAGCGCCTTATTGGCAAACTCAACCTGGCGGCCAAACTCGCGCATCAAAGCACCGATGGGATCGCCTATGTCAATGAACTCCTGAATGGCTTCATTGTAATCCCGCTGTTCTTCCTCCAGTTCCTCGATCAGCCGGGAAAGTTCATCGAACGCGCCATCATTCATATGGTTGAGCACTTTTTCCCAGTCCGTGAATTTCTTTTTAGCGGTGACCACTACGCCCACTAATGCGTCCATGCCGTCGGCTGCCGCGCCCGACCCTTTCCCTAGTTCTTCAATCTGGTGGGTGATGTCAACGGATGAATTAATCGCGGATTGCTGCGCCTCCCTCAACTCATCAACGCGCAACTGGAGTTGCTCCACGCCCTTGGCTGTAAAACTAGTCCCAAGGCCCAGCGCATTCTGGGCAATGCGTAAATCCTCCTCGGCCTCAATGAGTAGATTGTCCGCAGTAACCCACTGCTTTTTGAGTTCGGTTTGTTTGGCGATCAGCTCAGTTGCCGCCGCTTGTTTAACCCACTCTTTCGTTACGCCTTCAACCGATCCCCTCAGTTCATCCAGTGAATTTTTGAGCGGATCTACTTCATTATTAATTTCTCGGAATATCAGCACTAAACCGCCCAGCGCCAGCGCAGCAAGCCCTACCGGCCCGCCGAGAAAAGCCATAGCCGAAGCCAGCAAACCAACGTTTGTTGCCATCGCCAGGAAAGATGCAGCCACCGCAACCGTTGCACGGATGCTGATCAGCAGAATGAACGCTTCTATCGCTTTTGTGATGGTGTCGAAATGCACAACAAACCCGGTTGCCATGCCGCTGACGGCGGATAGGAACTTTTCACCCAGTTCGATCTGCAATACCTTAAACGCCGCCGCCGCCTGCTCTGCCTGGAATGACGCGGACTCCATGACTTTCTTTAGTGCTTCATTGGTTGCGCCTGCGGACATTGCCTGCGCTTTGAGTTGTGCGGTGAACTCTTTGGCGCTGTTTGCGCCAATGGACATAACCGCACTCAACCCTTCAACCCGTCCAACCAGCTTTTGCAGTTGCTCCTCAGTTGCCCCGCTGTTCTGAATGTCTTTAAGGAAACCCGCAAAGCCTTTGGCCTTCAGTGCCGCAACATTGAACTCAATTCCCAAATCTTTGGCGGCAGCCTGTGATTCCTTGGATTGTTTCAGTACAGCGGACAGAACCGAACGCACCGCAGACATGGCCTCAGATGTGGCAATGCCGGATTTCGTTATCGTGCCGATTGCTGCGCCCAGTTCATCAAACCCCACACCAACCTGTGCGGCAATGGTCGCCACGCTGCCGATAGATGTCGACAGCTCACCAATCGTGGTTTTACCGTTCTTCATTGTGGTGAACAGGCTGTCGCTGATCTGCTCAGCGGTTAACCCACTGCCCGCGTAGGCATTGATCACGGTGGTTAAACCATCAGCCGCCGTGGCCACATCCGTTACACCACCAACCGCCAGCTTATTGGCGACGGTCAACTGTTCCATCTGCGTTGCCGAATCCGAAGCACCCGCCGAGATAACCTGATACAGCGCCTTGGCCTGGTCTATAGGCGATTGAGCGAATTGCACCGACAAGGCTTTAACTGACTTGCCCAGCCTGTCCATGCTCTCGGCGCTGGAACCGCTTACCAGAGTGGAAACCTCAGCCATTGCCTTATCAAACTCAAGCGCCGCCTTGGTGGCTAGGGCCAGCCCTGCCACTACCGCCGCTCCGGCCAGTTTGAATTTGCTGTTCCACGCTTTGTTGAGCTGGTCAGCCTGGCGCTCCATTGCTTTCATCTCACGCGCCGTCATAGATGAGGCCCGCTTCATATCCGTGATCAGTTCACCCGTGTTGGCCCGCATGGACACGACCAGGTTCGCAATAGATGCCATGTTTAAGCCTTCTTATCCAGCAGGTTGGAGAATACTTTCATCACTTCATCATCTACATTTTCAACGGGTGGTTTGGCAGGCTTGAATAACATGAAATCCTGCAATGGTTTGGCCTTGTCTTTCTTGACGTTGATGTTGTGCAACAGCATAGCGATTTGCGCCAGGCTGGCTTCCACGCGGCGTGCCAGGAACGGCTCGGTATGCGCCCGCGCCAGCCACATGTCCTCCTCATGGGTTGACATGCTGCGGCTTAGTTCCGCCACCGTCATCCCCAGCTCTGCCGCCAGATCAAAGCGGAAGCGTAGCCGGGGGCTGGCGGCTAGTCGTTTTTTTCCTCTTCTGCCTTGGCTACATCTTTGTCCATACCATTACGCGATCTGACAACCTCGAAAATGGCATTGATCACATCAGCCCGCTGGGAACCAACCTGCGCGGGGGTTCCAATCGGCGCACCCTCAGCATTAACCCAGGCTTTCTGTACCAGCCGCGCCCGTAGGTTGTGCATGTTGGTTTTGCCCTTGATGCCGATCACGCTGGCCTCGAACTCGTCGCGCTGTTCCGCCGATAGCGGTTTGAGATACACGGTAAACGCGGACTCCTTGCCGAACTCGGGTATTTCTACCTCGGCAACGTCCATGCTGAATTGTGCCTGAAACTCTTGCAGTGTTTGAATCGTCATAGCTTTCCTTGAAAGGCCATCCCTGGCCCATTCCGGCCCGAGGTCGGGCCGGTGCTATCCGTGCAGAGGGTTTGGGGTTACGCTTTTGTTACAGCCCCAGTCACCCGCAGACCTATGTCTGCGCCGACTTTATCGTCTACCGCAATGTTGATTGGGTAGCTGTTGGGGAACGCCTGGAACGTCAGCGTGGTTTGGGGTGAATCGCTGAGGCGTATCTGATAGCCGCCGGTGGTCTGTGCGCTGAAGTCAGTCCACAACTCATCGTGCTGGAGTGTCGCTGAAGCCGGATCCCAAACCACGGACAAATCCACATTGCCCCAATCGGGCAAACTGGCGATGAACTCCTTGGCGCTGCTGGACAGATTGGTTACATCAATCTCGCCCGTGCTGCCCGAGGGGCCACCAATACTGATTACCTGGCCTATCTGGACATACGCATTGGGACTGACGGTGATGTCCATCTTCCAGATCGAACACCCTTGACTCTTTAGGTTAGCCATTTCATTGCCCTCCTATGGGTTATGGCATTGAGAAAATGCCCGGTAGCGGGCAATAACAAAAAACCCGCACAAGGCGGGCCGGTGGAACTCGGTATGGTTTCCTGCTACTCCAGGAAGCTCCAATCAATAATTACGGTATGCGTTTTGGTGGCGCTCTCGTATAAATCTGTGCGGTAGTCCTGATAGCCGTTACCTTCCAGCGCATCGTGTACCGCATCGCCCAAAGTTTGCGCGCCGTCATGGGTCAGTGCGTGACAGCTAAACTGCCAGCGGTTGCGGTGCATGTCACTGGTGCCGGTTACGGTGCTGATCGGTGTATCGGTTATCACGTTGCATTCAATCAAGGGCAGCGCGGCAGACTCCGGCGCAATGCTCAGATAAATGCGCGACTGTTGCGGGCTTGAGCCAGTGCCTACCAGTGTTTGAATCCCGGCCACCGGGTTCAATAGCGCGTAAACGTTTATGGTCATTTTGTCTGCACTTTGCGTAAGTTCTCGCGGCCTATCTTGGTGGCGATCTTGTCAATGGCCGCGCCCAGTTTCACTTTGAATATCTCGGTGGATGTTTTGGCGTTGGATTCCAGCGACTTGGTAAACCATCGGGTGGGTGGTAAACCCCTTGCGCCGAACTCAACCCAGGGCGCGTAATATGCATCGCTCTTCGCTTTTTTGTTGCCCCGGATATAAACCTGCACCGCTTCCGTTCCCTTGGGTACTTTCGTCGCCCGCCTGCGCCGGATCATCTTTGCCAGGTTCTCGGTGTTCTTTATCTCATCACGGTCTGGGACGGTGTTCTGTGCCGTTCGCATTATCGGCAAGGTCGCCGCCATCAATGCCGTTTTAACCGGCCCACCACCTTTTGAAACCAGTTCAGCCGGTAACGCCATCAGCGCATCGTGCAACTCTTTCAGGCCGTGGACTGTGAAGGTGACGGTTTCGGTCATTAGGTTGGGTCTATCGGTGTCACGCCAGCAGATGCCGCTTCATTCGCCAGCCGGGTTTCGTAGTTGTGAACCACGTTCCGCAGTTGATCGATCATCCATGCTTTGACATCGCCTGCGGTTGCCGCTGGATCGCCTAGACGATCACGAAAGGCTTCAATGATGCGCGTGTCTTGCGCTCCGGTGGTCGTAATTGTTAGCGTGGCCATGTGTTGCTCCTTATGCGAATGTGACTTGGGCGATGTCTACTTTAGCGACCCAGCGAATGTTAGTTGCTGCTTCTCCGGTGCCACGGATAGCCAGAGCCTCTCCGGTGTCATCCGCGACAGCATCCACCGACCAAGCTGCTGCCGCGCCGTCTGCAATGACCGTGACCACGGGAGAGCCGACAAGCGCGGTGTTGTTCGATTCATCGCGGGTCAAACAGCCTTCTATTTTCCAGACCATTGACAGGTTCCCATCTGTTTCGTCTGAACGGGCAACGACAAGGGCGGAGAATGCCCATGTAGTGTCTGCGGGTATGACTAGATTTGTTCCACCCGCCAGCAGCGTAGTTTGTGTTGCGTTTGTCGTGCTGGCTGTCAGACCACACCACATGCTCTGTGCATCGCCGGATGCGGCGAATTT